AGACCGCGAACGATCCGGACTCCCGCATCAACAAGAGCCTTCGGGCCTGGAACTGCTGACATGCTACCCCCACTGAACTCGAAGCCCAAGAAGCCCTCCAAGTACGCGCCCAAGAAGTGCCCTGAGTGCGGCGAAAAGCTGGACGAGGAGGGCGAGTGCGAGGAGTGCGGCTACGGTTGCGAGGAGTGCGAGGCCAAGAAGGAAGCCGCGAAGCAGATGGAGATCAAGCTGTCGATCTTGCTTCCCGGCGGAGACTAGTTACAATCTGATCAACATGTTCCGCCTGTTGCGGAACCAACCAGGAGAGTGTCATGAAGAACAAGATGATGATGAAGGCCGCCAAGGGCAAGCCGTCCAAGGGCGCCGCCAAGAAGAACCCGTTCGCCGCCATGCGCGCCAAGGCGAAGCCCGCCCCCAAGAAGTGAGGGTGACCCATGGCCGAACCGGATGATCTGAATCAGCTATCGCTTGATCGTCCGGTTCGGCCGGGGGAGATGTTCCTCCCCAAGGAGGGTTTCAAGTACCCCAATCCGCAGCTCCTTCGCAGGCAGGCGCGCACGAAGGCAACCACCTTGCTGCCGGAGCTGGAACAGAACTTCCAGTATGCCCTGGATGTGACGCCGATGTCCAGGTCCGGTTTCGGACAGGGCACTCGGATCAAGCTTGATCCAGACCTTCCGATCCTGGAATCGCGGATCGTCCCGTGGTTCGGGCGCGTCGACAGCCCCGAGTACATGGACGAGTTGCGCCGCACCCAGGACAGCCTGGAGAAGGCTCGCGCGGCCATGCCAGCTCTCAAGCAGCGCCATGCCCGAGAGTTCGAGCGGCAGGTCTCGACCCTGGGTCACGCCCTGCGCCAGTTCGGAACCCAAGGACTTGGCACGACCATTCGGATGGGCCTGGCAAATCCAAATGTCGCTACCTCAGAGCTCAATGTCCGTGATGCCCACATGATCATGGCTTACCTGATGGGCCGCAATCTGCCGCCGGAATCCGCGTCCATGGACCTCACTCGCCAGGTAGCTGACCGTTCCGTAGGTCGTCACGCTGCCCGCCTGGGTCTTCAGGTGGCCCGTCCAGACCCAGCGTACGTGATGGGGGCCCCACTCTCCGAACACGTCCGTGGACTTGAGCTTGGCTTTGGAACCAAGGGCCAGGGTCACTTGCTCGCCGGCCTCGGCCTCAAGAGCGACACCGACATCTTCGGAGTCCAGTTCGAGGAACAGTTCATCAACAAGGGTCAGCCTCTCAACCCGTTCAGCCGCAAGCTGGTCGAAGGCGTGATGGCTGACCGCGAGCGTGTCGCCCAATCAGAGTTGCAACTGACCAAGGCCACGTCTTCCAAGGCTAAGTTCCGCGAAGCATCAGTGGCTTATCGCAACGCGCTCGAAAGCTTCCTCGACGATGTCTTCAATCAGGATCCTCCGAGCCAGACTCCTGGGCTCAAGATGCCCAAGATCAATGTGCCCAAGGACGTGATCCAGGAGTCCGTGAACAACTCCTTCAAGAAGACGTTCCGCCAGGGTATGGAGCCGTTCGGAACTCGGCATCTGGACGCAGTTCGCAAGGACATTCGCGAAACGGCTCTCAGTGCGATCAAAGACGGACATCCTCGGGCGGAGTACGTTCGCCTGCGCTTCCAAGACATGAAGCGAGGCGTCGACGAATACTTGATCCAGTGGGTCCGGAGCCAGAAGACCTTCCAAGCCCCGAGACGGGCATCGAAGGCGACGCTGGCTGCGGAGGGTGGCGTCAAGAGCGTGGTCAATCCTGTGACCAAGACCATGAGCGAGGGAGTGCCCGCGCGCGCGACGAACCTCAAGCGGCTGGAGCAGGGAACCGCTCAAGTGTTGAAGCAGCTGGGACGCACTGCGCCAAATATTCCGATGTTCCTGGTAACAGCACTGGCCGCCGGCCTTGCAGTCACCGGGTTCACGAGAGAGGATTCAGATGTCTAAGCCCAAGGAACAGATCGAGAACGGCGAGGACGTGATCCGTTCGATGTTCTCGATCGACGGGGCGGCTGCGGCCATCAGGCGATCGGGATTCGACATCGAGGAGGAGTTCGCGATGTACATCGACATCGCCCGCAACTCACTCGAGGACAACACGAGACTTGCCGCCCTGCAAAGATTGCATAGGCGTACACGAGAAATTGCGGAAGTGAACGGCATGATCTCGACCGGATCGGTTAGAATGGTATCCCATGAAGAAGACGGAACCCTCATCGAGCAGACCCGCTCAGAATCCCGGCTCCTCTCCCAGGTCCGAGGATTCAACCTCCCCGGCAATTCGGGGATCGCGAAACGGGTCCTTCCACCCGCAGACCCTGGATCATCTGGAGCAGCGCCTGCCGCAGATGCGTAACGAGGACTTCGCTTCGTGGGGAGCGATTCCGCTGGAGGACATCGGCATCATCGAGCTCGACCGTGTGGTTGGACGGGCTTCCGACTTCGGACGCGAGATCCGCAACGAACTCTGCGTCTCCGACGGGTCCCGGCTCAAGGAGAAGTGGCGCGAGGTGGCTTCCCGCCTCTGGTGCCATTCCCCCGCCGCCGTCAACCCCACCAACCTGTTTGCGGCGCTCTGCTTCCTGGCGTCATCGCAGCTCTACGCAGAGGGGGCCATCCGTGCCTCGGGCCCCCAGTAGGACCCTGAGGGTCGACGAGCAAACCCATCGGGATCTGCGGTCGCTCTGCGCCAAGTACAGCGATTCCACCGGTCGTTACCACAGTCTCGCCGACATGGTCCGCATCGGGCTGACACTATCAACCATCGATCTTGAGAGGAGGGAACATGCCCGTGGGAGACATCGAACACCGCCTGGAAGTGATGAGGGAGTACTACCCGTCTGACGACCATTCGACCATCGACGAGGCCATCGAGACGATCAAGCGTCTCCGCCAGATGATCCGAAAGGTCTCGTACGTTCCCGCCATCAAGGAAGAGATCGAGAACATCAACCCGGCCGCGATGTTCATCGACGGCATGGACGACGCCATCATCGGCTACGCGATTCAGTGGGGGTCTCCCGCTCTGGTCGTGTACGACGCCGAGCGCATCATCGAGATCCTGTCGAAGGACATGGGCTACGAGGACGCCTCCGAGTTCTTCAGCTTCAACATCGAGTGCGCCTACGTCGGCCCAGGGACTCCGCTGATCCTGTACCGGCCGGAGCCCGAGTGATGGAGATCAAGCGGATCCAGAGCCGGGAGCAAGGCAACGACAACTACCCGCTACCACCGGACTACGACACCCTCACCAAGGATGGTCAGCGTCTGGCTCGGGTCAACGCTTGCCGCCAGTGGCTTCTTCACGAGGACGATCTCGGGGTCCGTGGCAACAACCTCGTGGCTTCCGTGTGGTGGTTCGACCGCTACTACCTCTGGCCCGATGACGACGCCGACTTCAATCCGCTCTTCTACGACGACACGCCCCTGGAGACCCCGGACTTCCACTGGGTGCTGCTGCGGCAGTGGGCCTCATACCGCTTGACGGCGGCCGTCGCTCCCCGTGGTTCCGCGAAATCCTACCTGAACTGCAAGGACATGCTGCTCCGCCTGATCACGCGGCCGGCCTACTCCTTCGTGTACGCGACCTCCACGCACCCGAACGCGCGCGAGGTCGGTGAGCGTATCAAGCGCCAGCTGATCCACAACCAGCGGATCCACAACGACTTCTCACCCGAGTTCGATGGGCGCATCGTCCCACGCCGCGGCGAAGGCTCCTTCAGCACCGAGCACATGATCCTCAACAACGGGTCCTGGCTCCGGCTCCTGAGCGCCTCGTCGAAGCAGCGTGGTGGCCGTCCCCGTCGCTACCGGCTGGACGACCCCGAGTACGACCCCAAGTCCTCGACTCCGATGTCGGTGCTCCGCGCCTACATGGACGAGCTCCTCTTCAAGATCGTGATCCCGATGGTCACGCGCCCTGACACCGGCGTGGACTGGGTTGGCACGTTCGTGTCGAAGCGCCACTACCTGTGGCATGCGATGCAGACCGAAGATACCCCCGAAGGCCTTCTTGCCAAGGACGCCCGCTTCAACCGCTGGGCCCGTCTCGTGATCCCAGCTGCGATCGAGGACGATGGCAAGCTGATGTCGTGCTGGCCGGACATGTGGCCCACCTCCCGGCAGGAGCGTCTCGAGAAAGCCAAGACCCGCCCCCGCTTCAAGGAGGCCCTGTCGCTGGAGGAGATCCGCGAGACCATCGGTAGCTCCAACTTCGCCTCCGAGTACATGGCGTCCCCCGGCGACGGCACCGACTCGTTCTTCGGTGAACTCGACCAGCAGAAGCACGGCTGGTGGTACGAGGAGATCGACGACCATCTCGATCAGCCGCTGTCCTCCACCACCCACATCTGCTGGTACGAGCGGAACGGCGAGAACCACGAGCTTCGGAGGATGCCGATCCAGGACTTCCTCAGGTCCTACTGCCGCACCTTCATGACCTCGGACACCTCGCACACGTCCGGCACCGACTCCGACTTCAAGGTCGTGTGCCTGATGGCCGTCACCCCGCAGAACGACCTGTTCGTCCTCGACCTCTGGGCCCGCCAGGGCCAGGAGTCCGAGCTGGTTCGGGCCACCTTCGAGATGGCCGACCGCTGGCGCTGCCCCACCGTGCACCCCGAGGC